GATTCGCACCACGCGAATGATGGCGTCAAAGATATCAATGAAAGCCGCCACCGCGCGCATGCCTTCCCGCGCCCAAGTCTCGATCACGTTGTCTTGCTTGAGTTGCTTGGCCGTGTCGTTGAGCCGCTCGGTCATGCTGCCTGAATCCAGCAAGGCGTCGGTGAAGTCACGCATGACCGGTAGCAATGCCGAGGCAATGGTGTTGTAAAGCGACTTCTTCCTGCCCTCCAGGCGCACCAGGTTCTTCTCGTAAAGGTCAGCTTCTGCCGCCATCTCGGAGGTGACTTTGGCGTTGAGTTCGCCTATTTCTGCCAAGTCCTGCATGAAGGGGAGCAGTTCAGCGCCTCGCTTGCCCAGCAGCATCTGGGCCGTTGCCACCGCCTGGGTGCTGCTGTCCATGGAGTCGAGCTTCTTGGCCAGGTCCAGCATGACTTCGCCTGAGTCGCGCAACTTCCCCGATGAGTCCGTGACCTCAACACCCAAAGCTTTGAACAAGTCGGACTGCTTTTGGCTACCGCCTGCCGCCTCGAACATGGCTTTGGAGAGCTTTTGCAAGCCTCCGCCGACTTCTTCCAAACTGGTACCCGAGAGTTTGGCCGCCGACTTCAAACCCGAGAGGGCTTCCACCGTTGCCCCGGTTTTCTTAGCCATCTGGTCGAGTTCACCAGCCGACGCAATCGCCCCCTTGATGCCGTCGGCAAAGGCGTCAAAGGTGTATGCCGCCGCCATGGCCATCACTGCGCCCTTGACCGCCTTCATAGCGGTTTCCGACACATTGCCGATGGTGTCCATGGCTTTTTTGGCCATGAACTCGGCCTTGTTAAGGTCGGATTCAAAGCGAGCGACATTGGCCTCGAGGCTGACCACGAGACTGGCGAGGGTTGCCATGGGGTAGTTATTCCTTTTTGCCCAATAGGGCTGAGATCAAGCGGCTGTGCGCGTCAACATCAAAGACTTCATCGGGCGGAGCATCGGCATCCTTGGTGGCGGCAGGCTCTGCAGTTCGCAGTCCTGGCATGAAGTCATCGGCCTGGTACGGGTCCTGACCTTCGCGGCGGTGGACGTTGGCCAGCGTGGCGCAGACCTGGCCAAAGCCAAAGTCCGCTCGCATGTCTGGCAGGCCTTCCAGAGAGGCAAACGCCATCCACTCCGCTACCTGCTGCGAACTCAGGCTTGCGAGGAGATGGTCAGGGTGTTGGAATCCAAGGGCAAGGCAGAGTCGGAAGTAGAAACGGCGCTCGGGACGCCGCTGGAGTTTTTTGTGAGTTCCTCCACATCTGCGCCAGACAGGCCATTGAGCTTTTGAGCAATGGCAAACACCCGGTCCAGTGCCGCGCCAGATTTGGCACCGAGCAGATCAACTTCCTCGTCAGTGAATAGACGCTGGCCACCTTCGTCGATCACAGTCAGACCTACCAGACGCGCACGCATGTTGGTCAGATCGACCTTGCGGTCCTTGCCCTCGCCCCGGACCATGCTGGCCTCAAAGGCATCACGCTCGCGACCGGTGAAACTGCGCACGCGCACGGCACCTCCCCATTCGGGGACATCGACGTCCTCTGTTTGAAGGTCGTTGGCGCAAAGGATGGCAGTTTTGGAAAGTAGTGTCATAGGAGTCCTTGGAAAAATTAAGCCCAGGTGATCGAGCCAGAAATGCGCAGTTCAGCCGAGCGCCGGATCGCCTGATCCACTGCACCCTGGCTGTTGAATTTCTTCACGTAGGCAGTGAAGGTTGCGGTGTTGCCGTTGGGCAAAATCAACTTGAAGCTCTTGGCCACACCGGTCACCAGCGCAGTCATCAGGGCCAACTGGCCTGCATCGCTGTTGTCCTGGTCGACCTCAATGGCAAATGCACCTGGATCAAAAAGACCCAGAATGAATTCCTTGGCGGTCGAGTCAAAGTTGGTTCGCTCAATCTCTGAGGCTGAGCCGTCAAAGCCGCTGTAGCTCTTGACGTTGGAAATCTTGGTCCACTGCACAGGGGTGGCCGTGCCGCCGCTGGTGTAGGTCGTATAACCAGTCGCGTCCAGTCCAGCAAGGGTCACGATCTTGGTCGTAGGTTCGATGTACTGCACAACGAAGCTGTTGCCGTTGAGCTGCGTGGTGCCAACGACGCCTGAGATGGTGATCACATCGCCCTTGTTCAATGCGGTGACCGCTGAGAGCGTGACCCGGCAAGGGTTGGTGAGCGAGACGGCAGTGATGGTGAGCGCCGACCCGGTGGTCGTGCCGATACTGACGGTGGAGCCTTGGGCTGAGATGGCGGTGCTGGGCATAGAGTTCTCCTAAAAGTTAGTGCCAGATCGAAAAATCCAAAATCACCCGGTGCAGCAATGCCTCGGGCTCGAATTGGTCTTGCTCAAGGAGCAAAACGTGGGTGATGGCGCTGCTTTTCATGGCCGCTTTGACTGTTTCGGCTAAGGCAACGGCAGCGGCGTAGGTGGTGTCAAAGCAGTCCACCTGCAGGCGGGTGTTTTCAATGGGTGCGCCGTCGGCCAGGGTGTTTTCTGGTGCTCTGGATACGCGGGCATAGACCACGTAAGGCTTTTGCACGTTGTTGGGCGCAACGTTCGGAAATACCCTTCCCCCGGCCACACCTGCGAGGGCCGTGAAAAGGTCTTGCTGAATCATTTTTTGAACTACTTTTTCAATTCACGTGCGGCTTGCTCAATGCGCTCAGCAAGCTTTGTCTTGATGGCCGTTAGCGCATCGTTTTTCTTCATGTCAAAAGCAGGCCGCAGAAACGGGCGCGCAGACATCTTTACGGTCCCGAACTCCACAAAGCGCCAGTACCAGGCGTCTTGCGAGAGGTTCCCCTTCTTGCCTTGCTTGCGGTACTTCTTGCCTTGCCGAATCGTGACAAAAAACGTCTGCTTGTTCTTGTTCGACAACTTTGGGATCTGTTTCAAAATCACAGAGCGCTTCAAGGTGCCGGGTGGTGGCTGGTTGGGTCCCAGATCGCCCGTGGCAACAGGAGCTTGCAACTTGGCCTCATCCCGAATCACTTTAGCTCCGGCATAGACCGCTGCACGCAAGCCGTTCTTGGCCACCCGGTCTGGCAACTCTTTCAAAGCCTTGGCCAAAGCATCAAGGCCCTTAATCTGAACGCTCTCGTACTTAGCCATTCAATCCAGACCCTCAGAGGCCAGCAGCGTGACCAGCACGTTTCGCTCTTCATCATTGAGAGCAGCGTGGATGTTGAAAATCCGCGATCGGTAAAGAGCCCGGTAGCCAGCCACCTGACGCGTGTCAGCAAAGATGGCTTGGTAGCGCACAACGATTTGGTGTGAGACCTCGCTTGCCATGCGCTGCGCGCTTTCCAGTTCCCGGCCACTCAAGGGTTGAATCTCAGCCCAAAAGGTGCCCAGGTCAGTCCATGTGCGAACAGGCCCGCCGTAACTGTCCTGCGCCGTGCTTTGGCGCTGCAAAGTAATGCGCCGATTCAACTGACCAGAGCGAACCGGATTCATACCGTCACAACCTTGTACGGATCGAGCAGCCCGTCTATGAAAGGCAATGATTCGATTCGTCCACGCGAGAGCGCAGCCACCTCTTCGCGGTGCGCATACAAGCTGCCAAGGCGCAACTTGATCCAACTCTTGATGCCTTCTGGCACTTGCGAAGCAGTACCGTACCCGGCGTCAAAAGTGACCGACACCGCACCGATCTGCGGCAAGCAAATGGGCCAGATCTGCCCGAACACCGGGGTGATGCGCGCAGGCTCACAGGCGGCATCGACCGTGTAGGTCAAAGCGGGCATGGTCTGATTTACAGACCCCATGTCCAGGTAATTGATCGACACCACCGATTGCACGGGTGCCTTGGCCAGCAAAATCGCATGACCGGGCAAAGTGAAAGTCTGCCCTACAGGCACACCTATCAGCGACGGTCCGGGGAAGCAGTCGAGCACTTGCTTCCAGCGGGCAGTGGTGAACTGCCTGCCGGTCAGTGTCTCGGCTGCTTGCCGGGCCGCCGTGATGAGTGAGGCGATCAGCATGTCATCCTCGTCAAAGTCCACCCGCAGATGCAGCTTTGCCTCAAGCAGCGACACCGGCTCCTCTGTGGGTGGCGTGACGAGTTGGATGGGCATTTAGATGACCTGCACCACAGCCGCTTGGTTGGAAGCATCCGCAGGCGCAAAGCGCGGATTGAGGCCTATCACCTGAGCGGAGGTCTGGCTTGCTGCCACACCCACTGTGACTGACAGGCGAACAAAGCCAAAGCCGTTCACCGTATCGAGCTCCTCGGGCTTGACGTTGATCAAGGCCTGCTTGTTGTCGCCAGTGGCTTTGACAATCTGAGTAATCGCTTTACCGGTGATGTCCTTGGCACTGGTGCCAGAGCTGTCCAGGGCCTGCTGCAACTTCGCATCCACTGTGGCGCTGGTGCCGAGCACTCCGGTCTGCACCAAGGAGAGAAAGCCGTGGTGATTGGCCACAGAAATCCAGCCGGTAGTGACAGTTCCCACCGCTTGCGCGGCTGGATCGATGGTTGCGAGAATGGACAGCAGTTCGCTG